ATGCAAAAGGAACTTTAGTTATCCCTAAAGTTGATACAACAACTGATGACATAACTGTTGATTATGCAACAGAATTTAGCGAATTAGTAGAACGTTCAAATAAATTTGCATCAGTAACATTAACTGGATTCTTAACAGGTTCTTTAGTTAAAATCTCTAAATCATTATTAAACAATAGTGATTTTAATTTAACTCAATATGTAATTGACAGAATGGCTGAAAAATTTGCTGCATTTATCGAAAAAGAAGGAATTAACGGAACTACAAATAAAATTTCAGGAATAGTTGGTTCATACGATTCAACAGGAATGAAAGTTACTCTTGCAAACAAATCAAGTGTATCAGCTGATGAGTTAATTGATATTCAAGAGAAAGTTCCAGATGTATATCAAGCAAATGCTTGTTGGATTATGAATAGAAATACAAGAAAAGCAATAAGAAAATTAAAAGATGGACAAAATAATTATTTACTAAATCAAATATTTGGAAAAGCATGGGATTATGAATTACTTGGAAAACCAGTATTCTGTTCTGAAAATGTAACAGCATTAGGAACAGCATCAAAACCAGTAATAATTTATGGTGATATTTCTGGACTAGCTATAAAAGAAGCAGAATCAATGGATATTCAAGTACTATTAGAAAAATTTGCTACTCAACACGCAATTGGTGTAGTTGGATATAGTGAATTAGATGCTAAAGTTGAAAATACTCAAAAAATAGCTGTAGCTGTAAGTGGAACAACAGATCCAGCATAGTTATATCTAATTGTTCAGGCAAATTTCCTAAATTAAGGAGGAAATTATGGAAAAAGTAAGTGACATTAAGGTAGAGGATGTGGCTAAATATCTGAGACTAACAGAGATTAGCGAAGAAGAAAAAAAAGAACTCAATACATATTTAAAAATTGCAAAGAACTATATATCAAATTATACAGGTATTCCTGAAGAACTGGATTGGGACGTAGATGACGATGAAAAGGAAACTTTAGATACTTATCCAGATTTTATCATAGTTGTTTATATTTTGTGTCAAGACATGTATGACAATAGAGTTATGTATGTAGATGGAAAAAATATAAACAATACGGTAAAAACAATATTAGATATGCATACGAGGAATAACCTATGATAAATGCAGGAGATTATAATAAAAAAATAGCTATATATACAGTGCAAGAGAATGAGGATAACGATGGTTTTAACACAAAAGTTGAAACCATCGTGCTTGAAACTTTTGCAAAGGTAAAGACTACGAGAGGATATACTCTAATTGCTTCTGGAAGTGATTTTGAAAAAGCATATACTAACTTTACAATAAGGTATCCTAAAACTAAAATTACAAGAGATATGTTGATTAAGTATAATTCAAAAGTCTATACGATTGAATACTTAAACAATATAGATGAAGCCAACATAGAACTTGAAATTCAAGCAAAAGAGGTAACAAAATAATGGCTAAATTCAATATGGAACTGCCAAATGATTTGATTAAACAGTTTGAAGCATTAGATGTTAATTGTGAAAAAATGTTAGGAAATATGACACAAGCAGGTGCTGAAGTTGTTTACAGAAATGTAATCAGCAATATTCCTGATAGTCTAAAAAAATCAAATATAATGAAATGCTTGAAAAAGACAAAGATATATAAAACTAAAAGCGACGATGGAATTAATACCAAAGTCGCTTTTTATGGATATTTTAGGAATAAAAGGGGAATAGAAACTCCTGCACCGTTAGTTGCAAATATTTTTGAACATGGCACATCTACTGTGAACAAACAACCCTTTATGAGAAAATCATTTAAAAAGGCAGAGATTGAAAGAGCTATGTTACAAGAACAAGAAAAATATTTACCAAAGGAGTAGCGAATGGAAAGTGAAATAAAAAGAATTTTAGAGTTAGATATACCAGTATCACATTTGAAGTATAGAGGAAATTCGAAAAAATACGTAGTCTGGACTATTATTGATGAAGAACCTTTATTTTCTTATGAAGATGATATTCAATATTCAAAAGTTACTGTAGATATAGATATATATAGTGATAGTAATTATTTAAGTGTAATGAGTTCAATAAAACAAATAATGAAAGAAAATGAATGGACATGGGAGGAAGATAGTACGGAATCTTATGAGGAAGATACTAAATTATATCACAGAACATGTACATTCAGTAAAGAAAGGAAGATATAAAAATGGCAAGTATAGGATTAAGATATGCTAAGTATAATAAAATTGATTATACAACAAAAAAATATAAGGCATTAACAGGATCAACAGTTCCAACACTTGGAAAACTTGTAGATGGTAAATTTACAGAAGAAAGAAATGATGCTCGTTTAGATGCAGATGATATGTTAGCAGAATACGATTCATCTTTCAAAAGTGGCACATTAAACCTAACTATAGCAGATGTTGATGATGAAACTTATGCAGATGTAAAAGGTTGCACAAGTGTATCTGGAGAAATCACTGAAAGTGTTGATGATGCTGTACCAGAAATAGGCTATGGACATATTGTAACAAAAATGATAAATGGTATAAAGAAATATAAAGTTGAATTTTTACCTAGAATTAAAGTTACAAATATTACACAAGATGCCAAAACTAAAGGTGAAAGTTTAGAGTTTGGTACTGCTAGTATAGAAGCTAAAGTATTTGCATTAAATGAAGAAATAAATGGAATAAGTGCAGGAACTTATAAGAAAATAGAAACTTTTGATACATTAGCAGAAGCAGTAACATATTTAGATGGACTATTAACACCTGTAGCTTAGGAGGTATAATATGAAGACAAAAAAAGTTAAAGTAATAGAAATGTTTAGAGATAAATATACAAATGAAGTATATGAGCTAAATCATAAGATGGAAGTTGACGAAAAAAGATATGAAGAAATAAAAGAATATGTTGAAGAAATCAAAGATAACAAGAAAAAAGGCGAATAATTTAATTCGCCTTTATTTTTTTATAAAGGAGATTTGATATGCAAGAAACAACAATGAAAAAAATCGAGTGGAATGGAAGAGAGTATCCATTAGTTTTTAATTTAAACGTAATGGAAAAGATTCAAGATGAATATAAAACATTTAAAAATTGGTCGAGTTTAGTAGAAAGCACTGAAGAAATAGATATTAAGGCTCTTAAGTTCGGAATAAAAGAAATGATTAATGAAGGTTTAGATATTGAAGGAAATCAAGATTTAATTACAGATAAACAGATAGGAAGATTATTAACAGAAGTTGGAATGAAAAAAGCTACACAAACAATGCAAGATCTAGTTGTAGAATCTTCAAAAATTGAGCAAGATTCAAAAAACGTGTAATCCACGAGGAGGATGAAGGTATCATCGATTTCTCGTGGTTACTTTTTGTGGGACATTGTTTGTTAGGTTTTAGCGAACTGGAAGTAGGAAGAATGACATTAGTAAAGATAATGTCTTTATACAAACATTATAAGAATAATTATGATTTTCAATTAGCAAGAGTAAGTTACTTAGAACTAGAAGAAAAAATAAATCATCAAGGAGAATTATTCAGTGATGATTAGAAAGGAGGAAACATGGCAGGTTTCGGAGGGACAGTCAAACTTCAAGGAGAAAGTGAATATCGAAAGGCATTAAAAGATATACAGTCAAGTTTAAGGCTTGTATCTAGTGAATTGAAATTAACTAGTACGGAATTTCAAAATGGAGATAAAAGTTTAAAGAATACTAAGGCATCATATAGCAATATGAATGCTACGATACAAGAACAAAGGACTAAGGTAACAGAACTAAGAAAAGTAGTTGCAGAAATGTCTAAAGAATACGGAGACAATAATAGTAAAGTAAAAGAGTTTAAAACAAAATTAAATGATGCTGAAAATCAATTAATACAAATGGAAAATGCAACGGACAAGAGCAATAAAGAACTTAAAGACATGAAGAATAATTTTGACGATGCTGGACAAAGTGGATTAAAATTTGGAGATGTATTAAAAGCTAATGTTTTAAGCGATGTAATAGTTGGTGGA